CTAGTAATCAGAGAAAACAGCATCTAATGCTTGGCGCTTTTCGTCGTCAAGAGTGTGTGCATATTTTAATGTCGTATTGATATTAGCGTGGCCTAAGAGTTCTTTTGTTGTTCTTAAATTTTTTGTTTTCCGTAAGACCCATGTCGCGAAAGTGTGGCGTAGTGTGTGAAAATTTGTGTAAGGCAAGGTTGGATCTTTCAATTCCTTGCTAAAAGATTTTCTTGTATTTCTTTTATAGAAAATATTGCGCCACGCTGTGGAGATGCTTTTTATTGGTTTGTTTTTATAGTTAAAAACATAATTATTAATTTTGGGTTGATTTTCGAATATAACCATTAAAGGTTGGGGGAAGGGCATTGTGTGGATTTTCCCTCCGAATTTTGTGGAATCCTTTACTTTTAGGGTTATTTGTCTATTGTTAAAGTCTATATCTGACCATTTAAGATTAAGGATATTGCTTTCTCGCAATCCGGTATAAAGAGCCGTATAAATAATTGGTTTTAAATGATCTGCGGCTTTGTCTATAATTCTTTGAGCATAATCCCAATCTTTAAGATATTTGACGTTTTCTGCAGGTTCTTTGAGCTTAAATTTAGAAAGCCTTATCGGATAAGTTTTTACTTTCCATTCTTCATTGGCTGTTCTTAAAACGGCGGAAAGAAGATATATATAGCGGTTAATAGTGGAATTGCTTAAAGTGTTTCGATTTTGAGAGACAAAATTGTTTATTTGCAGTTCAGTAATTTCGTGAAGATATGATACGCCTAAATCATGTTTTAATTTTGCCAGTCGGCTTAATCTTTGTTTGGGGAGAGTTAGATATTGGCCTTTTTCTTGAAAGTAGCGGGCAAAAGCTTCATCGACAGTTATGCTGGGCAATTCTCCACTAGCTTGTTGATGGGCTTTCTTTTGTAACTGCGCAATCCTTTTAATGCAGTAGTTGACAGCTGAGGTTTCTTCCACTGAGCCAGTAGTTTCTCTAAGCTGTATTCTGGTTCCGGTTTCATCAACGAATGAGATATAGGCGTGATAGACTTCACCTCTTTTGAACAATCGATATGGTTCGTTGTGTCGTTTTGCCATTTTTCTAAACACCAGATAGGGAAGAATTTCTTTTTACCAATTAACTTAAATTCAATGCTTCCTTCTTTTACCGCTTTTTCAAAAGAATAGCGAGGAAGGCCTAAATATTCTCTAGCTTCTTTTGCATTTAGGACTCTTTTTATATTGTTTTGGCTGTTTTGTCGAGTCATTTAAATTTCCTTTATTGAAAATATATCTTCAACAGCAGCGTTTGCCGGGCCTTGGTAGGCGTATCGTTCCAAAAAATAAGGCAGTTCTTCGCATTTTGGGCAGACTTCACCGAATATATTCAGTTGCAAAAAATAGACGTGGCTTTTACTGTTTTTTTGAATATGTGCTTTGACGGATGGTTTAATTTTGTATTGCCATATGTCGCGTACTTTAGGCCTTATCATTTTTTTTCTTTTCCTTTAGTGCTTGTATGACTATTTTTTTTATTCTTTTAGCAAATTCAGTTGTTATTTTGTCTGTATATCTTTTGAAATTATCTTCCCCTTGTTCTTTATACGGGCAATGTTCGCAAACAAAGCTCTGTCCAAAACATACCGGACATCGGGGAGAGCCATAAAGCTTTTTGAGTTCTTCATTTGTCATTGTCATTTTTGTTTTGCTCCCATTTTTCAACAGGTATTGGAAAACCTAGTTTATTTGAATTACACCATAGCCATTCCCATTTTTTAGTTTCGTTTTTTATTATTGTTCTTGCTTCTGGTGATATTTCCGCATTTTTCTGGTCAATAAAATGAAGAACAGAAGACCAAGTCGCCCAACGTCCATAATATTCGCCAAGGTTAAAATTTTTAATTTTTTCTTCATCAATCGGTCCGTTGCTCATTTTTCCTCACTTTCGCCGATTTCGGCGTTGATACGAGTTATAAGTTCGTTTAGGTTGCTTCCGTTGCAATCTGACACGCCGAAAGCCCTTAAGGTGCGCACGCAACTGTCACATTCTTTTAGCAGGCAGCTAAGCTGTTTATTTTTCTCTATGGCTGCATGCCCTTCATTTAACAGTTTTCCGATTATTTCGTCTCCCTTAGCGACTTCTTTTCTCAAGCGGACAACTTCTTCATAAAGAGCCTCAAAATCGCCGAACTCATCTGCTAAGGCTTGGCCGTGTATGATGTCGGACGCTTGCTTATCCTCTAGCAATTTATAATTGTTAGTTAGCGTCTTAACGTCTTGCTCAAGCTCTTTAACCTTTTCGGTGAGTTCAACAAATTGGCCATAGGATGGGACAGGGGAAAGAACTTCGCTAATTATATTTTTTGGGTATCCAAAAAAATCTTGTGTGAGTTCATTAGGTTCATCAATATTATACCTACACCATGTTTCAAGCTCAGCTATAGGCGTCGTATCATCCTCAAGACGTATATAATACAATCCGTCGTTGAGCTTTCCGGCTTTCCAAGCTCTTGTTAATTCTTTACTCATTTTTTCAATCCCTATAAACAATTTTATTAATCTTTTGACAATAATAGTCTAATCCCCATGCCCCAATATCTCTTGCCGCTCTGACTTCAAGTTTTTCTTGACAATCGTAACGATATGGACATTTTATTTCTTCACATTTCTTAAAACGGGGATGTTTTTCCAAAATTTCGCAACATTTTTTCATTTTTTTATTTTCCCAAAAAATAATCCGCCGTGTTCATTAAATGCGTGGCTTTTTCTCCACAAAAATATCTAATTTTTTTAAACGGATAAAAGACAAAACCTATGCCAGTAATAAACATTCCCACAATGACCAGAAACATAACAACAATCCAATCTATTAACCATTCAGCAGCCCACCTAATCATCTTGCTCCTCCGCATCCTCATAAAAGGTTACTTCATCTTTGCGGACAGGGCGGCAATATTCCCACGTTCTGCTGCAATCGTCATAAAATTCACCTTCACCGATGCACTGCAGTTTGTTAATCGTTTGGCTGCCGTCTCCGTCCCAAAACCAGCAAAGGCATTTACTTTTGACGATATAGTCCCAATCAATATTCTCTTGGTAGAGTTCCCAATCAG